TAATACAAAAATACCAAAAACAAGCTTATTATTCTTTTCTTCTATTTATATAGAATATAAAATATAAATATATTCGAGAATATATAGTATAGAAAAAAACCTTGTTTGTTATATAGAAAACAAACATTTTAGAATGACGGGTCGATTTTACGGAATTCTAAAAGTTAATATGGGGGGGAATATTGGGTTAGAATTTCTTGTGAAATTTTTATTACTTAGGGGACAGTGTTTATTTATTATGTATTTCTTTTTAATATATTTTTTATTTCTTGTTTTCTTTTCTTTTTTTAGAAAATTTTTCCAGAAATTTTTAATTCTTTTTTTAAAGGTTTTTATTTTTGTCCCATTATTTTAAATTCTTCTAATTTATATAAAAATTTCCTGAAAAAATTTTTGGAAAAATTGTTTTGCACAAAATGGGAACTATGTGTATAGTATATAGTTATGCCGACTAAATTGAAAATTAAAACAAGTTGGATTTTTAGAACTTATGACTGTGCCAAGGAAGGGTTATCGGTCAGGGATATAGCGGGGTTGCTTGGAATTGATGAAAGAACCCTCAAGAACAATAAACGGCTGTATTCTGCTGTAAAACACGGAAGGAAGATGTGTGCTAAGAATTCCAAAGATGGGGGATTTAGTTTTTCTGATTATATATACAAGAAGTTACCAGCTAAATTAAAGAAGGTGTGGGACGAAATAACTGCCGTGGAAAACACCAGTAACGGTTTCGAGAAGGTTGAGTGTATATTAAAGTCTGCGGGAATTCCTGTACGTCAGAATTTGTTTATACATTCTTGGGTGTGCAGTAATTTCTGTATTTCCAAGGCGTTAAGGAAAGTAAACATCTCCAGAAGGCAGTTTAACGATTGGTGTGAAGATGCTGATTTTTTGCAACTGGTAAACGAAATAGAAGGATACAAGAAAGATTTCTTTGAAGAGAAACTTTTAAGACTGGTTAAAGGTGGAAATCCCAGGGCGGTTATTCATGTCAATAAAACTAAGAATCGTGACAGGGGATACGGGGATAAGACTGTTGTGGAAATTACTGGGGGCGTACAGCATTCTCTTGTTAGTCTGGATGTGTTAAATACTCTTCCGCTTGAAGAGCGTCAAAAACTGCTGGAAGCTGTGAGAACCCACAGAAAACAGATAGAAAGCACGGAAGTTGCTGGTAATGCTGTTATCGCCAATGTTGGTGTCAAGGAAGAAGCTCTTGTTAGCGACTAAGCGTAAAGAACAAATCAGGGTTGACGAATTTGATTTAATTCGTTCTGTCTGCAAAGACAGTTTCTTTTCCTTTGTCTGTGAGTTCTGGGATACTATTATTACAGAACCCTTTATTTATAACTGGCACATTCCTTATATATGTAATGAGCTTCAAATGGTTGCGGAACGGGTTTTTGCGGGGAAAATCAAGGAATATGACCTGATAATCAATGTTCCGCCAGGATCGACTAAAAGCACAATAGCCTCTGTGATGTTTCCTGCGTGGGTGTGGACAAGAATGATGTCTGCTAAATTTATCGGAACAAGCTATGGTGCCAACCTTGCGGAAGATTTATCCAGAAAAAACAGAGATATTATTCTAAGCGATAAATACAAGAAATGCTGGCCAGAAATTGTTATAAGAGAAGATCAAAATGCAAAATCTTATTTTCTTAATACCAAGGGTGGTTTTAGAATAGCAGTGGGAACAGGGGGCATTACGGGCTATCACGGACACTTTATTGTGGTAGATGACCCTATCAACCCCAAAGAAGCAGCATCGGAAGCAGATTTGAACAAAGCTAACGTCTGGATGAACGAAACTCTGTCAACAAGGAAGATAGATAAGACAATCACCCCTACGATTCTAATAATGCAGCGATTACATCAAAATGACCCGACAGCGAATATGCTTGATAAATCTGTAAAGGGAAGAGTCAAGCATATTTGTCTGCCTGCTGAATTGAGTGAGAATGTAAAACCTGTGGGATTGAGAAGTAAATATGTAAACGGTCTTCTTGACATGAAAAGACTTTCTAAGGACGTTCTATCAGAAAATGAGAAGAAGTTAGGTCAGTATGGATATGCGGGACAGTTCGGTCAACATCCCGTACCGCCTGGCGGTGGAATGTTCAAGATAGATAGAATTGTGTACGAAAACGCACCCGATCAAGACGATATGCGAAAATGGATCAAGATAGTTCGATATTGGGATAAAGCGGCTACTGCGGGCGGGGGAATGTACACGGTAGGTGCGAAGATGGGGCAGGACATTAAAAAAAGGTTCTGGCTGTTGGATATTCGGCGTGGTCAGTGGGACAGCAGTAAAAGAGAAGAAATTATAAAGAATACCGCTTTATCAGATACCAGAAAGGTTTACATAGCAATAGAGCAAGAACCTGGAAGCGGTGGAAAAGAATCAGCGGAAGCTACTGTAAGGGAGTTGGCAGGATGGAAAGTAACAGTGGATATACCTACGGGGGATAAGACTTCGAGGGCGGATACTTTTTCAGTTCAAGTCAATAATGGCAATCTTCGTATGGTTCCTGCGGGATGGAACTTAGAATACCTTGATGAAATGAAGTATTTTCCAATGAGTAAATTCAAAGATCAGATAGACGCATCAAGCGGTGCGTTTTCTCAATTAACCAAAGTTAAGAAAATCGCAGGACGATTAGGAAGTAACAGGAGATAAAAATGGCAAAGAAGAATATAGTAGCACCAGTTAAGAAATCAACGGGTAAAGATAGTCTTATCAGGAACCTGCTTGCAGTGAACGCTTCTCTGTTAAGCAGGGCTGATTTATTGCGAGAACTCACAACAGGTAGAAATAAGGATATAGAAGTCGAGTGTGGTTATCCTACGGATATATCCATAACTGATTATGTTCATATGTTTACCAGAAATGCCGTTGGAACGAGGGTTGTTCGACTTATGCCCGAAGAATCTTGGAACACACCTCCTGAGATTTATGAGTCGGAAAAACCCAATGACACCGCATTTGAAAAGGCTGTGAAAGTTCTGGTTAAAGATAAAAATATTTTCTATATTTTAAAGAGAGCAGATATTCTAAGCGGTGTAGGAAGATTTGGTATAATTTTATTAGGGCTTAACGATGGCGGCAAGCTCAGTGATCCTGTTAAAGGAATAAATCCAAAGACAGGAGAAAAGGTAGGCAATGTAGAACACAAATTATTGTTTATTAGATGTTTCGATGAAAGTGTCGTGGACATCAACCAATTGGAATCGGATGTACATTCTCCACGTTATGGTATGCCTTTATTATATACCATCAGATTTACTGATAATGTGACTGGAACTTCTACAATAAATTCTCAGAGTGTTCATTGGACAAGATTGATTCATCTGGCTGACAACAGGGATAATAGTGATATATTTGGTCAGCCAAGAATGAAGCCTGTTTATAACAATCTTCTTGATTTGGTTAAGACAAGAGGAGGCTCTGGTGAAATGTTTTGGAAGGGCGGCTTCCCAGGCATCAGTTTTGAAACTGTGCCAGGTATGGAAGATGCTACGATAGACCAGACAGGATTGCGTCTGGAAATGACAAACTATATGGAAGGACTTCAGAGATATATAGCGTTAGAAGGACTTAGTGCCAAGTCTTTAGCCGTACAGGTCGCAGACCCTACAGGACACATAAAAGCTAATTTACAGGAGATTTGTGTGGCTTTGGGTTGTCCTATGAGAATATTTATAGGAACTGAGGCTGCACAGCTTGCTTCTACACAGGATAAGGATACGTGGAGTAACAGGCTTATGTTACGCAGAAATGAATATTTGTCTTCTATGGTCATTCGACCTTTCTTTGATCGGTTGATGATGTTTGGCATTTTGCCAGAAGTAAAAGAGTATTATGTATGGTGGCCTGATTTAAATGCACCTACTGGAAAAGACAGAGCAACAATCGGTGATTTGCAGACAACGGCTCTGACCAAGTATGTTGCAGGCGGTGTGAGTGCTTTCTTCCCGCCGAAGGAATTTTTGACTATGGTACTTGGATATACAGACGAAGAAGCACAAGTTGTTGTGGATGCTTCCGATGATTATAATGCTGATGAAGATAATATTATAGAACCGCCTGCTATGGGTAAGCCTAACCTTGTTGGCGAAGGCAATAGTGTAAAGGCTGGAAAAAGTCTTATAGACACAAAACAAGAAGAAGAAGTTGAAGAAGTTGAATAGAAAGGATTTATTATGGATTGGTTAATAAGATTACTTAGGAAAAACTTTTTGGAAATTAGTGCCTTTAAAAACAAGAAAGGCAAGTGGCAATGGCATATCAAAGGTGCTAATGGTGAAATTCTATGCCATAGCGAAGAATACAAAACCAAAGCCGGATGTAATAAGACAATAGATTTAATTCTTGAAAAAATGATTATACGAGCAAAGGATGAGTAGAAGAACTCTTCGTATAGATCCCACACGCACGACAATGCTTCGCAGGAAGTTTATGTTAGAAATGCGTAAGCGGTTTGATAAAATAGGCAAAGCTATCACAGAACTGATAATTGATAACGATGCCCTTGGAATAGCTCCTGTAAAGGTTGTTATTCTAAACGCATCACCACAAATATGGAAGTATCAGACAAATCCGCAAAAGCTGACTTCTTTTAAGTTATGGCTACAGAACATGATAAACACCAATATCTTAGCCGTAAGTTCCCCGAAGATACCTGGACAGCCCTGGACGAGCGACTACGTCTGGGCAAGTCATAGACAGGGCTTGCTTCGAGCATATACAGATGCTAACAAGCCCTCTTTGATAATAGCCCCAGAATTTGCCGCAGGTTCTCAATCACAGTTTCTAATGACTGCTTTTAGCCGTCCACAGACGATGCAGAGCTTACAAATGCTTTATACTGGAACATTTGACAGCTTAAAAGGAATAACTGCTACGATGGACGTTCAGATGAGCAGAGTTCTTTCTTTGGGTCTGGTGCAGGGCGACCATCCCTATGCGATAGCAAGAGAATTGAAAAACACTTTAGGAATCACCAAAGCCAGATCACAGATGATAGCTCGCACAGAAATCATACGGGCACACGCAGAAGGAGAATTGGATGCTTTTGAAACTTTAGGGGTTGAAAAGATTACAGCAGAAGTAGAATGGTCCGTCAGCACTCTTAATCCTTGTCCTGAATGTGAGGATATGGATGGCAAGACTTTTACCATTGAGGAAGCGAGAGGTTTAATTCCTTTGCACCCGAATTGCAAATGCAGTTGGAATGTTGTAATTGATTAAGGGGGTTTATTGTGAAATCAAGAATTGTTGTCTGCATTCCCAAAGAACATAAAGCTGTGGTTAAAGCGATTAACAAAATTGCGAATAGGCAGGGATTAACAGCAAGTAAGGTATCACTTGCTATTTTAATGGATTTTCTAAAAAGAATGGAACAGATAAAAACTGTTTCTTATCATAAGAAACGCAGTTATATTAAAAAAGTCGCCACTAATTATAAGCGAACCGTCTCTTCAGAATTGACAACTGTTTGAATTATTTATTTTTACATAAGTATTTATTTCTTTTAGATTTACATTCCTTTTTATCTCCTCTTTTCCTTAAATTGGTGCACTTTCCTTTGCTTAAGTCTTAATTTCGCATATACTTATGACTGTGAAACATTGTATAAAAACATTGTATAAGCCAGAGGCAAGAATATGGATATAAAAAGTAACACTTTTCAACAGCTTACTTTTAATCTAAAGCCCAACGTCAAACATGATACTATGGAAGGAAAACCATATCTGGTTGTCCCGATGGTTATGATGACCGAGGGCGTTCTCAATGGCAGTAATGGGCCTTTATTCTATCCAGCCGATGAATTAGCAAAACTTCCTGTCATATGGAATCATAAGCCTGTCGTGGTTTATCACCCCTCAACTGGAACTGCTTGCAGTCCTGATGTGCTTTCTGCAAGAAAAGTGGGTGTGATAATGAACACACGATTTGAGGATAATAAGCTTAAAGCGGATGCGTGGCTTGAGGAAAGCCGATTAAAAGCTGTTGATAAGCGGATTTTAACAGCTATGAACGAAAATAAGATGATGGAAGTATCTACTGGGTTATTTACAGATAATGAGTCAATGGCGGGGGAATTTAATGGCAAGCCCTATGAAGCCATTGCCAGAAACTATAGACCAGACCACCTTGCTATTTTACCTGATTTGAAAGGTGCTTGCTCAATAGAGGACGGTGCTGGATTACTTCGTCTAAATGAAGAAAAGAATGACACCATTATAAATGGAATAAGTTTTCAACAGATTCGTGATCTGATAACTGCAAAGCTTCGTGAATCAAAGAAGAACGCTTGGGTTACTGATGTGTTTGATTCTTACTTCATTTACAGTACAGATGACATGATGGACAGCAAGTTGTTCCAGCAAAAATATAGTATTAAAAAGGATGTTATTAAGATAGAAGGGATCGCCACACCAGTTGTCCGTTCTATTGAGTATAAAACAGTAGATGGAAAACCAATTACGAATTTAAGAAAGGATAGTAACATGAATAAGGAAAAATTAGTCGAGCAGCTTATATCTAACGCATCCACAAAGTGGGGCGATGGTGATAAGGAATTTCTTATGAGCCAGGATGAAGCTACTCTCGAAAAGATGCTTCCCATAAAGAACGCTATCGAGGATATTGAGGCGGAAAAAGCAAAGAAAAAGAAAGAGGAAGAGGAAGCAGCGAAAAAGAACGCTGATGATCCTGAAGCTGCGAAGAAAAAGAAAGAGGAAGAGGAAGCAGCAGCTAAAGAAGCTGAGAAAAACTCTGAAAAGGTAACAGCAAAAGAGTATATTGCCAATGCACCCAAAGAGATTCAGGATGTTTTGACCAATGGTCTTAATTCCTATAACAAGGAAAAGACCAGACTTATTGGTATGATAACAGCCAATAAGAAAAATTCCTTCACCAAAGAACAGCTTGGGGTCAAGAATGTTGATGAGCTAAAAGCCATTGCCATGCTTGCTGCCGATGAAAAGCAGGAAAAGGAAATCAGTTACAACGGTCAGGGTGATGTGGAAGACATTACAGAAAACGAAGCTGAAGAGCCTCTTGCAACGCCTGTAATGAACTTTAAGAAGTAAGCAGTAAAAGACTCGTGCGTGTGCACAGGGTTTAGTTTAAATTAGGAAGAAATTCCTACATATAAAAATGAAAGGAATATGAAAAATGTCAAGTAGAAGAATTCACATTAAAGGCGGGTACGTAAAAGAAGAGAATATAGCAGCAGAAGCAGGAATTTATCCTGGAATGCTTTTAGCATTAAATTCTGACGGTGAAGTTGCTTCGCACGATGAAATCGGTGGAGTAGCAGAGCGAGCCTTTGCAGAGGAAGATGCTTTGCAGGGTGGTACGGTTGATGATGTGTACACTATTGATGAAATAGTTACATATATTCTTGCTTTGCCTGGAACAGTGGTCAATGCCATGATTCAGGCTGGACAAGATTTATCACCTGGCGATATTTTGATAAGTGGTGGTGATGGAACTTTGATTTCTGTTGCCAGTGAAGCAAGCGGTTACTCTTCTGGTGACTATCATCCGATAGCCATTGCAAGAGATGCTTGTGATTTAACAGCTTCGGGTGCTGTAGCTGCAATATCACCCGTAAGAGTTCTGTAAGGGACTTTTTTGCAAAAGATT